TCTAGGTCAAGCGTTGGGTTCTCCAGAGTTCCAATCATGGAATCCTGGGCGTCAAAAAGAAGATAGGGATCAAGCTCGTTGGGGTGAAACTCATTCAAGTTACTTAACCTTTGCGTAAGCGGCCTCGTTAACGGAAGCGTAACACTCCTGTTGACGGTAGGTCTACTCAGCCAAGGTTTCAAGCTGTCCTTCTTCTTCGACATATTCTCTATAGATAGATTGGTTTGATAACAACCTTCACACTGAAGGAGCTACCGGCACCTGTAACATTTGCGCGGATGTCTGACAAGGGAGTAGTGAACAATCCACCACCGTTACCAGTAAGAGTTGTGTCGTCACCAAGGGCTACCCAAGTGGTCCCGATCTTTTGCTCAAGGCTGACGGTGGCTCCGTCGAATGTCCCGGCTACAAAGAATCCACTAGGTGTCCCGGTCCCTGTGTTGACTGCGGGTGTGGTTGTTGAATCAAAGGCACCAGCACCACCAGTTAGGTTGGAGTTGGCGATTGTTATGTCTGTGCTAAAGTTTGGCATGATGCTGATGTTGGGTTATTGAGGGTAGGTAGAAGTGTTAACACCAGTGCTAGTTCCTAAGCCACCCATTGTTGGCCTGCGTAACACAAGGGATGCCGCACCACGCCTCTTCTTTTTCATCGGAGCCTCTTGCTCAGGTTGTTTAACTGTTTCAGCTACGGCTGTTGGGGGTGGTGGAGATGCGGGTGGCTCCGGGGGCTTGGGGGTCTTGACAGACATGCACATGGGTTATTCGGGGGTAAGGAATTGGTTCTCTAACTGGTCTTCGTGAAGGGTCTTTAGAAAGTTAACAAGTTCTCGCTTCCCACTATAAAAATCAATCTCCCGAAGCGAATCGCTAGGGGAGAAATCTTTGCTTGGCACGCGTTCGTCCAAGAACTTTATGAGGTCATCTGGTATGCTCGGAATGTAATCATTCATGTTTAACTTTCCTACTATGGGCCTTATTCTCTATACAACTTCGTTCAAGGTGAGCTAAAGCACGCCAAGCAACAGCCGCCCACTCCCCCTCAAGCATGTGTCGGAGCAAGGCATCAAGCTCATCCTTGGACTTACTCATGTCCCACCATATCTCATCTTCGGGGTGGTGTTGGATGTTACCTTTGTAACTTTGTTTGGCTACTTCCACCAAGGCATGGGGAAAATAACACATCAACCCACGATACAATGGGATCTGTTTGCGCTCCTCGGCGGTGCCTTCGATTGTTATTGTGTTGGGGTCCATAGCTTTATCTCCTTTGTTTCTTTGTTGTAGTAACCATCCCTAAGGATGAAGGCCATCCGGGCATTGAGTAGGGCATCCTCCTCGGTCATCCCAGCTTTCTCATAGGTGTTAACAACAGTCTGCCACTCGGCACCATCTTTGTTAAGGATCTTTTCGGCTGTCTTTAGGCCCACCCGTGGGACACCAAAGTATCCATCGGTTGCGTCACCAGCAAGGGTTTGCACTAGGTGTTGGAAGTCAGCTTCCTCTGTTGTTATCTTTCGTAGGTCATCCTTAAGGAAGTTATACCAAGTGCAAGGGACGGTCGCGAAGTCCTTGTCGCCACTAACAATAACCGAACCATCGGGGTCACGGCTACCAATGATACCTAGGACATCGTCAGCTTCCAAGCGGTCCACCCGGAGAGACTTCCACTCATCACAAGCCCACTCACGAAGGTCATTGATGCCTAAGGGTGATCGCTTGTCCCGGCGGTGGGCTTTGTAAAGTAGGTTGATCTCATGGCGGAACGTGTAGCGATCCGAGAACACCATTGTTATCTCATCACCGTTGTCTTCGTATGCGTCAAGGATCTCACAGATACAATCAGTCACCATGATGTAGGAATCCTTGAGGTCACTGAAGTCAGAGTGGACTGTGAAGATGTCATCGTCCCATCGGATCTCCTTCTCGGCTGCAAAGGCAGCACGGTAAAGAAGCATGTCGCCGTCTATGTATATTTTTTTCATAAGTCTTTTTAGTGTGTGTCTTTCCAGGTTTTACCAATGCTATACTCACCATCGAGTGGGCATCGGAAGCTTAACAACTTACCAGCCCGTGCTAGTGAGTCACAGAAGAGTTGACCTAGTTCCTCTGCGTGTTCCTCAAGGCAGCTGAACTGGACCTCATCGTGGATGTTACCGTGGAGTTCGTAAGGGTGAGAGGCCGACTCGTTAAATACAATGAGTGCCTTCTTCATCAGGACAGCGCCGCTGGATTGTAATAACAAATTAAGAGCAGAGTGTGCCGAGCGAACCGGGAGTCGTCTTCCATCAATACCACCTAGCCACTGCTTACCTTTGAGAGCTTGCTCAATAGCATGTTGTAGTTTCTTGATCGCCGGAGTCTTACGCATGAACTCGGCCTTCAATCGTTTACCCTCTCGTCTACTTCCACCTACAATAGAACCAATCTTCTGGTCACCGGCTCCGTAAAGGAAAGCATAGATGAAAGTCTTAGCGTGGTCACGTGTAGGTAAGCCTGCCGCCTGTTGGTTAGCTGTGTGAATGTCTCCTTCAATAATTGTCTTACCATACACACCGTTGTCATAAGGATAGAGGTAGTGAGCGAGGCACCTGAGTTCTAAGCCACTGGCATCTGCACCTACTAACACTTTACCCTCCGGTGCTGTGAACAGATCGCGACACTGGGAACCGTAGACTGCTCTCGACGCTGGCACTTGAGCCACGTTAGGTTTGCTGTGGGTGCATCGTCCGGTGACTGCGCCGTTTGTATTGACCTCACCGTGGATGCGTCCGTCCTTGACTAGTGTTAACCAACCTTGGCGACCCTCGGCCACTTGTCCTAGGCGTTTACTAATTAACAGATACTCCAATAACAACTTAGCCTCGGGTTTATCTATCTCCTTAAGGACTGCCTCATCAATCTTAGGTCGCTTTCCTTCGTAAGCCTCTGGCTCCCACCCCATCTTCATAAGGCGTTCTGCTATCTGGTCCCGGCTGTTAGGGTTGAATGGAATGGTCTTGGTTTTGTTACCAGTCTTGACCGCCTTGTCGGCTAGGACTTGCTTCAACTTGTTTTCCTTGAGGACTAGCTTAAGGCCACCCTTGGTTGCAGCCGTGTATGTCTTACCGTCTACCTCAACGGTCCACCCTTTAGGTGTCTTCATCTCCTCGGTGGTTGACGGGAACATGTCTTGTAGTTCGTCCCGGAGTTCAGCCCGACGTGCCATAAGTTCTTCGGCAAGCTCGTTGGCTTTCTTTATGTCAAAGGGCCACCCGTTCATCTCCTGTTGTGTCATCAACTCAGCAAAGTCATGCTCGATAAATAACATATCGGCGGATGGTTTCTGGGACAAAAAGTGAAGGAACAAGTCCACCACCACATTAACATCCTGCTCGCAGTAGTCTTGCATCTCTTGACTCCACTGGGTCCAGTCTTCGGTGGCACCGTGGTCATCCTTTTCGTTACCCAAGCGGAGACCCCACGCCTTCAAGCTGTGGCGTCCTCTAAGGTTCTTCGGGAACTCTTCGCCACGTCTACAGTCTTCCGTAAAGAGATCCGGGTGCATGACTTGGGACATGACCTTGGTGTCCACGACCCGTGCTGTGATCTCATAGCCTAGCTTGCGTAGGGCCGGTGCATCAAAGTTGATCGCGTTGTGACCACAGATGTTATGGCTTGCGTTCAACATGGACACCCCTTCATCTAGGTTGTTAGCGTTGCTACTAAACGAGTGCATCTTACGTGCATCCGGGTCGTAGATAGAAATACAGTGGAGATCTTTTAACCCAGCAAGGGTAGGCCAGAAGTCAATAGCGTTGGTCTCTATATCAAAGTAGAGCATCTTATGTTTTTTCATTCTTAGTTGTTGTTAATGTTGGGTGCCGGTCTATTCCCGGCTGTCATGGTTTGTTTTACTTCGTCCAAAGGAAGAGGGAGTAAGGATACCTAGCCATTAAATTAACATCTCGCCCCACTGTTCAGCCATAGCATCCGCAATGCCTTGACAAGTGACCGACCTATTCTTCCACCGATCTTTACCGGGTGAAGCATAGTGAACTTTGTGTGTCTGATTCTTGGGGAGGGATAACATCTCTTGCTTTACATTCATCGTTTCGAAAAGTGGCGGTAAATTTTTTAACCAAAAACCTGTCGCCTTGCTTTCGGTGTGACCAAACATCCACGGCTGCACGATCTGTGACTGCTTACTTCCGATGATCTCGCGAGCATAGCGGTGCATGATAGGGTTCTCAACAGCAATGTGAGTTATGTTAGGAGCGTTAAGTAACTTCTTAAAGAACTCAGCAGCGTCGAACAATTTAAACCAACGAGTAATGTCAGTATGTAAGTGCTTGACTCCTGAGTTAGTTAGGTAGGTGCAAGGCGGGTGAGCGATCATCAAATCAAATCTTTGGTTTAACAATTCACTAACATCACCCATGTGGTGTGGGCCGGGAGCTTCACTAGGAAGTATGTCACAGCTAATCGCATCGTGACCACGCTTAATGAAAGCGTCCCTAACAACACCCGAGAACTCACACGCTACCAAGACTTTCATAACTCTTCAAAAGTATACTCACTCATGCGTCCGGTAACAGGATTAAATGCAAGGTTAGTGGCCACTCCGGTGTCACCTGAGAATCTATTCTTTAACACACGAACCGTTGTAACATGCTTATGCTCAGTGTCTTGCTGGTTTCGCTCCAAGCCGATCACCATGTCAGAGAGTTGTGCAATCGCAGCGGAACCACGGAGGTGAGCAAGAGAAGTTTTGTTACCCTCTTCGTGACCTCGGCCTTCCGATGGACGCTTAAGGTGTGACACCAGGATCAATGCAATGCCGCACTCCTCAACCAAAGCACGTAGCTTGGTCATAACATTATCAATCATCCGGCGTTCGTCTCCATCTTGCATACCACTGACAACAATGCTGATGTGATCAAGAATAACATACTCGACATCCATCGCCTTCGCCATGTGCATCACGTGCGACAGTAAACGATCCGCATCAAGGCTACCCCAGTGATCATAAAGCCACATGCGACCTGACCCGACCGTGTTGACATAGGCTTCATCGAAGTTGGTGTCGGTATAGTTAACTTCGGGATCAAGGTGCAGAAGCTTACCCATCTCAAGACCAACGATGCCGAGTGCTGTGCGCTCAATGGATTCCTCCAATGCTATGTAACCTACGCTGTGTTCAGTGGTGGTAAGGATGTGGTGAGCAATGATGCGACACACCTGTGACTTTCCGATCCCAGAACCGGCACAGAAGGTAACAATCTCTCCCTTACGAATACCACGTGTCATCTCATTCAGCCCGTCGAACGGATACGGGATGCTTGCGGTGTTCTTCGGATTGGTCAGGCGGTCGTGGATGTCCGTTCCAGAGATGATAGCATCTGGCCTCCATGCGTTGGCTTGAAAGATAGCGTGAATAACATCCCGGCTGCGCTTGTTTATAAGACATTCGTTGGCATCTTTTAAGGGTAACCGGGCGACCTTAGCTTTACCGCTTGGAAGGATACCAACAACATCCTCTACTGCTTTCCGTCCCGGCTCATCCTCATCAAACATAAGTATCACCTCGTCCCACTTGTCGAGCCACTTGAGGTTCTGCTTGAATACCTTGGCAGCACTGGCTGCACCTGTAGGTAACGAAACCGTAGCGTATTTGTTATCTTGCATCTGGCTGACGCTCAACGCATCGACCTCCCCTTCAGTAACAACAAGCTTCATTCCCCCCATCGGGTGTAGGTGTTGACCATAGAAGCGATCCGAGATGTCACCAAGGATCATAAATTGTTTACCTTCGAAGCGTAGCTTCTGGCCTTGGAGCTTTCGGTCGTCGTCGTAGTAGTCCGCAATGTGACAGGCACGTCCGTTGTAATCTCCAATGCGATACCGCATGTGTTTACAGGTGTCGAGGGTGATGTGACGTGCTGGTATGTCACTGTATCTTCCGCTAAGGAACTTGTCCGAGTCGGAGTGAAGTGGTTTTGTTATTTTCATAGTAGTGGGTGGCGGTGTTGTTGGTGCAGCCTCGGCTCTGTCATAGGTATTGCACGAATGACAGAACGTAGAACCGTCCTCATTAACACACAACGCATCCGATGCACCGCACTTGTCGCACGGCTGGTGGGTTGCTATATACATCTTGTTTTTCTTTTTTACATTAGTCGAACCACGACCGAGGTATGGACTTCTCGCACCAAAGAAACCCGTGCTTGTCACACCAGTCTCCATAGGTTGTCTTGCTCCTTTTGTTGAGAGTGTTACTTGCTCGCATAAAAACGAAGCGAATATCCAGAGGGTTATCTGCGTACTGCCTTTGAATTAACAAATGCTTTGCCCTGTCTGACGACATGAAGCGACCTTTAGCCTCAAGGATAACACCATTATCCAAGACGAAGTCCGGGGTATAGTGGTGGTTCTTAACATACTTGATCCGTTGGGACTCATATGTAAAGCTGACTCCCGCACGTTGCATCGCAAGAGCCAGCCTTTGTTCAAATTTAGAACGGAATCGAGGCATCCTTATCCGTGCTATCGTTTTCAAATGCGTCGCCAAGATCCTCGGACACGAAGCCGCCTTCGTGGGCATCAAAAGAAAAGGCATCGCTTTTAGGCGTGTACTCCTTAAGATCTATAATCTGTGCGGCTTTGAGTCTTAAGGTATAACCAACGCCTTGTGCTGGAACATGCCACGCAAAGGGTTCTACTGAAAGCCGAACCTTAGAGCCTGATCCGATATTAAGATCGTCGTTAATTTTTTTTCCAGTTGAATCAAAAAGTGCTATTTGGAAGGTTATAAGTTTTCCTGCCACGTTTTTCTGAGCTATTTGTTTAGAAAATAACTCACACTCATTGTCCTCATTAATACGCAAAGGGAGCTTTTCACGGCGTTTAAGGCTTGTCTGGCGGCTTTCCCTTACGAATCGCTCGTATTCTTGGTCAAACCAAGGATTGATTTGCGCCGAGACCGTTTCAAAATCGTCCTTAGAAAGGATCAGCTTGCACGAATAAGATCCAACCTCATCAAACTTAGTGTCAGGTTTAACCAGCTTTGGATAAAGGGCGGTGCCAATAGGCGTTGTCAGTAGTTTCATTATTTTTATTGTTTAGGTTTTTTGGTTTCTTTGTTTTTCTCAGTGTTTTACCTTTAACTGAAAAAGTATTTAGAGTCGCGTAATGTGTTAACATCAAAGGTTCCGTAGTCGGGAAGGCTTGGTAGCTCCTCGTAAGATTCGTTCTGCCACGCTTCGGCTAGGTCTGCAAGAATATCTTTTGTAAACATCTCGCTGAAGCTGTCCCGGAGTGATGACGCAAGTGTCTCGCAGTTGTTACTGTGTGTGGCAAAGCTGTCGTGGATCATGGCGAAATCATACAAGCCACGCTTCCAACTTTCGTTAACACTCAGGACCAAGCCAGCCGCATCCAAGGAATGCACAACATTAGGGGCTACACCATTGCTCTGTCGTCTTGGGTCGAGGTCGTCCGTAGCATCCTTGAAGCGCACCGATGTTAACGATCCGTTCAACCAAGTGCTTACCTTTCGACTCACTTGTTTGCGGTAGTCTTGACTGACCCGGAACCCACTAGGTGTTGTCCAAGTGAGTGGTAGCTCCTGTCGTGTCATCAGCCGGGAGACATCTTGGAACCAGTTCATCACTTGCTTAGGTTTGGTTAACAAATCTTGGATACTGTCCCACAGGGTGTCACCTAGATACTTGATGGCTGGATACATGTGACTACGACCGAACACACAGTCAATCCCACGCTCTCTTCGGGTGGTGTCATACCAGTCAGCGACGTAATCCCTGTTGGAGTAAGGAGTTAAGCCGTAAGAAACCGTCATGCACGGTCTTTTGCAGGTCTTTCTATCGATCCCAAACTCAACCCAAAGCCGTGCGTAGTCCCTACCCTTGGCTGCATCTTGCTTGAGCTTACCCAACGTGTGATCCGCGACCAACCTATAGATGTCTTGAGGTGTTTCGGTAGGTGAGACGTTAGTTGCAAAGCATCCTTCCTCGTCCCTACTTAACAATGACAGAAGCTGAAGGCCACTGTTGGTTGCGTCCATCGCACAAGGCAGGAACGTCCTAAAATTTTTCGACCGTTTCGTGTGATACTCGGCCCACTCAAAGCACCACGCCAACGCTTGCCACGGTTCATCCGCATCGGCCCACTCTCGGTTGGACTTAGGGTCGTTAGCAATTCGTATCGCATCCCGTGTGAACCCATCGGCCCACTTTAGGCGTGTCTCAAAGTCACACTTGTCGTTACCGAAACAGTTAGCCCCGTGTATCCCAAGCCATCTTAGGTCGTCGTCGGACTTTATCGGGTTACCTCGGTGAAACTGTAACAATCCTCGACAGTGATCCGGGCCTTGGTAGTTAAGGTAGCTTGGCACCTGATAGACTCGACCCCTAAAGTCACACGATGACGGCATGAACATACGCTCGTTGCGAAACTTCCGCGATAACATCAAGATCTTGGAGATGAGGATGCGCTGTGAACCCAACGAGGTGTTATAGGCTGCGCGTTCCCGCTTGTCGTCCCTCCAGTTGCGTGTTTCCTCCAGCGACATGTGATCACCGGGCCACTCAGGTAGCTCTAGGTCGTTCCTAGGTGGTAACCCAATCTGTAAATCTTTCTCCCACGCCCACTCAAGCATCTCAAGGACTCGGTTGTTAATGGCATAGGGTGTCTCTTGGATGAGGTTGACCGCGTTGTAAACCTGGGGCATGTCAGGTGCCATCCTTAGGACATTACGATCAGAGCATCGGATGAACGGAAGAACAGGTAGCCCTTGGTCCTTGTTGATACCATAGCCTCCACCAAACACCTTGTGCCACGGCTCCGGGCTTTCCACCATCGGTAACCAGAACGGTAACAATAACTCGCGGTAGGTGTCGTATTCGTTGATCCACTCTCTAGTAACATCAGAGATCTCCACCATCCGCATCGGCTTGTAGTGGCGGCGTTGGCGTTGGACCTTGTCAGTAAACTTAATAAGACCAGTGCGATCATGGACAATCTCAAGCAACATGGAGCCACACGAGATGCGATCCCGGCGGGTCCAATCGGTCCACTCCATGTCCTCACTCCGGGCGGTCTTGTGGAGGTAGGCGCTTTGGGTTGCTGGTCCCCGGCTCGCTAAGTCTTGCATACGCTTAACCAATCTCGACCCGAACTCGTGGTTACGTATGAAGTTGTCGGAAAGTAGTTGGTCCTCGACGGCCCGTCCTAAGCGAAAACACACACTAGCATAGGAACGAGGCTCGTCGAGGACATCTAAGGTAGCCTTTACGGCTATCAGTGCTATCGGGCGAAAGTCTTTAACATCCACTAAACAGCGTTGCCACTGTGACTTGTTTTTAATTTTATCTATTGTCGGAAGCAACTCAACTAGGCCCAACGTAACTGGCTCCACACCTTCACGCATTATGCGTCTTCCGGCGTTGGTAAGTGATCCTTTGTTGGTCGTCCGGTTCTTTCTGTACCGTTGGACCCCGAGATCTAACATCTCTTGGTTGAGTTCGTTTTGTTCCATATGTGAAGGAGTTGATAAGGGTGTTCAATGACGGTAAACAAGCAACCGCGCCCGAGGTTCTCCCTACGATTCTAGTCCCTTATCAAGAATCTTGTCGCGTTTCCGCATCAAGCGATCTCGCTTCTTGACGATCCTAGCAATGCGCTGGGATAACATCAAGCATTCATCTTCAAGTATTTGCACTTTTATTTGGTCCCGGTGACTTAGGTATTTGCGCTCTATTCTCATAATGTTTTTTCTGACTGGTAAAATCTTTTAATTACTTTCCAACGCTCTAATGATCTGTTTTCATTGTTAGCATCACAAAGTTTAATGTACTCTTGGAACAGAAATGCATTCAACTCCTTGGCTTCGCGTCCACCCATGATCTTAGTTTCACCTGTTTTGACATCCGAAAAGGAACGCTCAAACAAATGTGTCCCATCAAGATACTCCCTTGCTGGTTTCTCACGACGCCTCCGATAGGCTTTATACAGTTCATGCTTGTGCTGAGATTTCTCTACGTTCGCCCAAGCTTTGGCTATTGGATTTATTTGTCTCATGGTTTTGTTTTTTTGTTTTGAGGTGTAAGAGCCGAAATAACATCCTTCAAGCGAGGCGTCGGATAGACCCGAGTCTCCTTCGATCTGTTGGTTTTATCCAACACCTTGGTAACGGTAACCAAATGATCGGAGACAAGACCACGCATGGCCACCCTGATCGCTTCCGGTGTTGTCTCAAGAAGAGAAGCAAGGGTAATAATGCTTATGCCTGGTTTAGCCCCAACGGCCACGCAAAGAGTCGCTCGATACATGGTGTTGATTCCGGCGCGACGAAACGTCTCGGTAATGAATAATAAGTGCTTCATTTTTCTAGGATGTCACGGGCTGCTGCAAGGTCACTCGGCACGAGCTTTGCGTATCTCAATGTCATGTTGATGTCTTTGTGTCCCATCCAACTCTGGACCACCTTGATGTTAACACCCTTGGACAGTAGTCGAGTGGCACACGTGTGTCGGCACGTATAAAACACAAAATCCTTCAAAGCTTCCGGGTCTTTTCGACGCAACCTTGCCCACTCTCGGGTGATTCGGTAGCTGGTGTAACGCTTCCACTCCCCGACAGTTTCGAGCGCCTCCAAGGCTTTCCGGGTGAGCGGTATGGTCCTTGGCTCCCCGTTCTTTGTTTTAACAATATCAATCACCGGCCCAACGATAGGGTCACGGCGAATCATGGAGGACTTTAGGCCCAACGATTCCGATGGACGAAGACCTGTCGCAATAGACCAACGAAAGAACAACCGAAAGCCCTTGTCATCAATCAAAGCCTCGATGGCCTCTTGGTCCTCCTCGCTAAAGAACGACATACGGGCATCGCTTGGTTGCTTTAACCGTGGGACTTTGAACCCAACGTCATGCATCCCGCGTTCCCTTGTGAAATCCAGGGTGGTCTTCAAGGTCTGTAGTTTACTGTTAATGGTTGAAGGTTTGTTACCCTTCTTTACCTCTGACAATATGATCTTGTCGATTACGCCCAACGATAAGCCCCTGGTGGTCTTCGGTAGGTTCTTTAACCAAAAGGAAATGTTACGTTGCTCTACCTCAGCTCGGGCTTTTTCGGCCCAACGATTCACAAAGGTAATTTCGAACAGCTCTTCTATTGTTTTTGTAGCCATGCACAACGATTAGCCGAAAACTTTCATCGTGTAAAGATGTTTTTTGCCCCAACGATAGGATTTCCAGGTTTTAGGGGTGTGATGGCAACAAAAAAGCAGCCCAAGGTTTCCCCTAGGCTGCTCTTGTGGTGGTGTTTTGTGTGTGGTGGTGCTAGTTACCCCCTCGGAATAGTTCCCAAGCTAAGTAGGCGGAAAGGAGAGAGAATAAAAGCCATAGTATTTCTTCGAATTTGTTCATAATGCTTCCACTACAAATCCAGTTTCGTCTTTCTTGGCCAATCCCTTTTCAACTAATCCAATAACCTTTCCAGTCGCATCTAAAAACCTTAGATCGCTTTCGTCTCCATCGATAACATCAAAACCGTTCCACTTCTTAGGAAGCTTTCCACGGAAGACAACCGCAACATTGCCCTCGGATTTTAGGAAAGCTTTTGAGTGAATGTCGTCACCTTTCTTTTCACTGCGGGAATAGGTCAAATGATAGTTGGGAGGAAGGTTTCCTTCTAAATATTCAATCATGCGGTTTTTACCTTTGGTGTAATCGTAAAATTGGACCTCCGGGAATTCCTCGAATATTCCAGTTTCCTCCCATTTAAAATCCGAAGTGAGATTAAGACGGAAACAAGGGACCAAGCCTTTCTTTTCGCTGGATCGGATGGCGCTTTTTATTTCGGCGCGTAGTTGATCTAAGAAACCGTTTCGATCTTCAAACAGGAATTTGGTTTTGTTAATCCTTGATCTTTGCACGTTGGACATAACACCCCTTCCCGCAGTATCAAGACAAGCTCTTGCACAACCTTTTGATGCCCATTTGCAGACTTGAAATCCTGATTTGTTAAAGGGTGACAGATGGACCCCGTAGGTTTTAAAGCCTAGTTTCTCACCTTTAATCGTTTTTGCGTTTCCGCTGTTGAGAAGTTTCATGCGTTCAAGGTTTCGTTTAGGGTTTTTCCCGTCGATACGACGAATAACAATTCGGAGAAGTCAAAGCTAATTAAAGCGTTCACTTGTTCCCCTGTTTCAATGTCGATAGCGTGACACCCTAGCGCATAAGGTTGTTTTCCATCTTTTGGAAAGACCTTGTCTATTTCATTAACTATCAAGGTTGTTTCCCTTGGTTTCGTTTGGGTTGTTTTTTTCATAATATAAGCGGAGGTTTCATTGACTCCATACAACTCCCCGCGACGAATCGAGAGGAATTGGGTTGGAATTAAAGAAAGATCTCGGTTAATGAGTAAACTTCCTTTTTATTACACACGTGGCAAGCATACCGACGCGCGTCCGGTTCTACGTTACCATAAAACGAAGCACACTCGGTGCAATAGCCTTCATCGATGTTTTCCATCATGGCGGTCTGAATGGAATCTAGAACCGCATCAGGCCCGCCAATATCGCTAGTGATTTGGTCAATTATTGTTTGTTTCATAAGTTTTGATTTGTTGTTGTTATTGTTAAAGGCGGAAGTCTTCGCGGGATCTTTTGCTTTCGGCTTGATCTCTCATGCGTTCATAGCGTCTCCGTGTTCGCTCCATGTTGAATGCCACCGTGAAGAAGCTCAAAGGAAGGAAGATGAAAAGGAAGAGAAGGAGCCATAAAGGACCAGTCATAGAATGTGGATCAATCATCTCTCTATTTCTGGATAGTGATTGCTTCGCTTGTGACTATAACATTAACAACCGCCCCCGGCTTGGCGTTCAAGGTGTGGCTAATCTTGTCGGTATTGGTATCGATGATAGGACGACCGGGCTTCCCGGCTACCTTTCGCTTTCCGTTGGAATGCTTAACATACTTTAACACACCGTCGATCATAACCACGTCGAACTTGTCACCCGTGGTCCAGCCGTGGTTTTCTAGGATGTTACCCTCTAACCATAGGCGAGTTTTGCCTCGGTTGGAGCCTAGTTTCCTTGTGGCGGTTGTTGGTGTTGGTGTTGGTAGCTCGTGTGAATTGAACGAGACTGCTTTTGGTTTCTTGGTTTCTTGTGTTTTCATAAGAGTAGTTTATTTGTTACTTTGTTGAATAGCGTGTTGGATTACGGCATCAAATAAATCAGGATGCAAGGTTTCTTTTAAATCCTTATAATACGTATAAGAAATGAGCCATTGCTTGATGCCTTCAAGGTTAGAAGCTCGGCCCGTCTCAATAACATCTAAAGCAATATCGAAAAGATCGCTTATATCGTCATCTTGTCCGGCGTAGATTAGCTCTTCGCAAGTGATTTGTGGGTTTGTCTGGTCTTGTTGTTTATTCATATCGAAATCACTATACAGAGGTGAGTATGAAAAACAATCAAAAACTTTAATGTCTTTTATGAGGTGCTTACAGTCTTGCGAAAAAGTGACAGCACCTCCCGGTAGATCATAGGTAGACAGTAGGTGTTACTAGGTAGGTAGTAGGTAGATCATAGGTAGGCCATAGGTGTTACTAGGTTGTGTTTACATTGTGCATACAGCTACATTTCAAAAGGGGTGACAACACAAAAACAAGCGCTAACGAAAACCAGGCTGTGGATTATACAATTTCGATTGTGGCTCCGCCTAAGGTAACAATCAAGCAAAGCCAATGCAAAAAACATTCTATATGTTGTTCTTTGTGTCTGTCGCTCAGTAGATAACATACCCCCCTTGTGCTTTTTGTGTATGCTTGTCGCCTATTGTGGCGTTTTCGATGGGGGCTTGGGGGGATTTTTCGGCTCGAATCTCTACATATACCCCTTCACATTTTTGTAACTAAAACCTACAGCCTATCATCCTCCTCAATCTCATAGGATTCCTCATGGATCAACTGGGTCATCTCGGCGTGTTCTATAGCACCCCTAAGCTTCGTTTGGATAGTCGGTAACATCCCTAAGCCAGCATAAGGATTTGATGAGGTCACCTTGATGTTCCTGGTGTCTTTGTGATGAACAGCAACAACAACATCATCGAAGTGTTCCCTTAGGCAAGCTAAGGCATGCTCTAGGTTGTCTAGGGAGACCTCAGGTATCTCTTGGTGATGGATGTTGGAGTTATGTTGCATTAAACACTGATAGGTTGGTATGTATAGGTAATCATTAACACCTACTCTTAGAGCTATTCTTAGATCTCCTTAAGTCCCCCTTATTCTAAGGTCTCATAAGATAATTCTAAGATAGTGTTATTGTTGGTAATCCTTAGATCACCTACCTTCGGGATAATTCTAAGATAGTGTTATTGTTGATGTTATTGGAAAGAATCCTTAGATCATCCACCTTCGGGGCTATCCTAAGATAGGCTTATTCCCCCTTCCCCTATTATGGGTCTCATTTGTAAGGGATTGTTATTCAACTACTTAGCCCAATCTAAAAAACACTTGTTAATAGACGTGGCTATTGCTTTTCCGAGTTGTTGTTTTCCGTATGATTCTTGGAACATGGTCCATTCCTTTTTGTTGGTTCCGAAGAATGGTTCAAGGATAACACAAGGTGCTTTAAGCATTCTAAGGAACCGTGCGCCTCTTTCGGAGTTGTCCTTGATGGCTTTGGGTCCACGGTTGAGGTTGTTGGGGAAAGCGGAGGACATGGAGTTGATGAAGGCGTCGGCGGCTTGTTTGCCGTGTTTGGAGGTGTGCCAGTAAAGGGCTTCGTATCCGTTGGCCTCTTGGGACTTGTAGGCGTTGAAGTGGAGTTCGACCACAAGGTCAGCCCCAAGGGGATCAACGCCAAGCTTAAGGTTAGCCATAGCTTCGGTGTAGGAGTCCCCTTTGTATTTGTCGATAATGGTAACATCAATAGACTCGTCTAGGTAAAGATTGATAAAGTGGGCAAGGGTTCGATTGTAGGCCCACTCGGTGTAAGTCCCATCCCAACTCACAGCTCCCTTGTCGTTGGCCCTAGAATGCCCCACAGCGAGCACAAGGCGTTGTTTCCTAGGCTCACCTACCGGTCCATCTAAAACCCGCTCAGAATCCATCCTAAGGCCACTATCGCGGTATTCCTCAAGCATCGTTATAATGTCGTTAACAGTCTTTATATCCATGATGTATATGTGCTTTTATTATGTGACTTGTAATAGGTGTCCTTGAAGTCCCGGAGTTGTTGGTGGATGGCCTCCTCTTTTCTTTCGCCGATCTTTGTGTCGGCATCTTGGGCCATCTGTTGTGTCCAGTAGGAGACACCCATCGAAAGGGCATCGAGTCTATCATCGTGTGTTAGGGCTCCTCGTTCGCGTGTAAGGCGGGATAGCTGGAACATTAGCTGGTATTTTAGCTGTGTTTCAAGGGGATACTTCTGGGCGGAGTCGTAGTCGTTCTTAATGACCTTGGGGTCGATAACAAGCTTGTGTTGGTTCATCACGGGTTCCAGGGTGTCTACGATCCGCTTCTCCTTTTGTATGTTATGTCTGATCTCCTCGACGGTGCAAGGGTAGATCTTAGTGAGATAGGGCTTAATGATCTCCACAAACATGCCGTCACCGAAGTTACTTTCCACCACAATAACATTAACCTTGTTCATCTTGGCCTTCATGGTAAGAACCTTAAGAACCTTTTCGTCGTATCCTCCTTGCATACCTCCGGCATCGGTAACATACAGGTAACCATTAAGCATCTTGACGACAGCCCAAGAGGTCTCGTCTTTACCACGACCTGATGGGTCAATAGCAAGAACACTTCCGGTGTAAGGCACGTGGTCCCCTACAATCTTCATAGGACGAAAGAAGCGGTCCCCGGTGAACCCGACGTTAGGCACAGTGCTGTCCCAAGCGTTCTCCGGGACTTGCGCCCACACCAGCTTTTCGGGTGCCGTCTCGTTATCAAGATCCATAACAATCAGGTCATTGATCTTTAATGGATAGCGGTCCAAGTCAGACAGCTTAGGGTCCAGCATGAACTGCATCGCGAACCCGGACTTACCATAGGATGCTTCACGTTCGGCTAGGTCGATGTCACCAAAGCGTGTGGGTTCGGTGGGTTCTCCGACAAGATCATCATCCACACAGGACTCTGCTATGTTACCCCGGTAGATCTTTTCGGATTTGTCCCTTGTGATCTTCTTTGCGGGCCACACGCGCATCTCGTAGTCACGCTCAAGCATCTTGTTATAAATGCTGTCTTCACACTGAGGTGTCCCAAGGAACAGGATGCGGCTGTTGTCCTCAGGCTTAAGGATAGCTTCGAACTCTTTGACTTGCTCTGAGAGCTTGTCACGCATCGACTGGGTGGCTGAGTTGTTAGGGACTTCTACGTCATCAGCAACAATGATGTCAGCACGGGAGCCGGTAAGCTGAGATGTTATACCAAGGGACTTGACCGAGGGAGCGTGGGATGCTTGGGCTGGTCCGACATCAAAGGAGATCTTAGAGAAGCGTTGTTTGTCACCGGGCATCAGGTGAGCCAACACGGGCATCTCGTGGATCAACCTAAGGGTGAACGTGGAGAAGTCATCAGCGCGGTTCTTGGATGCCGAGACAACAAGGATGTTCTTTTGTGGATCTAGAAGGAGCTGGTGGACAACAAAGGCTGAACAGATCCATGACTTACCGACACCTCGGAACCCTTGGATAACACCACGGCGTGGACCGTTTTGCATCCACTCGGCTATCTCGTATTGGATAGGGGTAGGTGCGGGTAGCGTAAGGTGATTCCATGTCATCCAAAGGAAGTTACGGAAGTCCTTAAGCTGTGGTGGAAGATCACTCATTCATTAACAACCTTATCAGTCGGATCTTCGAATGGAAGTAAATTTACAAGTGCTTCCAAGGGTGAGTCCTTAGTGATGCTGGCTGTGATGTTATTGTCCTTAAGTAACTGACGTGCAGCGTTTAACAAGGCAGGAGGTGCTTCACCACTGTTGATTTGGTCGATGAATGTATCGATGAGAAGGTCTTGTAAACCCTCCATCTTTATGCTTCGTTTTTCGTCGGTCATTATTTCTTTCTATTGTCTAAAAGGTGGCTGATCTTTATTAACATATAGACCAGTGTGGCGATTCCAACAGCAAGAGCCACGGCTGCGTTAACTTGTTCGAGTGTTATATTTGCAATCAATCCGGTGATACCTACTAAGGGTGTATTGACTGAGGAGTTCATCTGTTATTATGTTGCAAGGGTGCTTCCGAAGACAACGAAGTCAATTCCACGCCCGGAGCTGTCGGTGTTGTTAAAATCAATTGTAAACCCAGACGCGGTCTTACTTACGATTGAGGGGGCATCAAAACCGGCTCCGGCTCCTGTAATGGTTGCAAGAACTACATAATCCGCGTTACTGTGCAATGGTGTTGTGAAGGTAACTGTTCGTTCATGAGTGTTAGCGGACACAGACGCGACATTATAGGAGTGTGCAAACGAATTGTCGCTATCGCTCGCCATACCTAATGAACCATAGGCTCTTGGAGCGAACTGGCTATATCTAAGAACGTCAGGTGTTACAACACCCTGAGATTGTCCGGCACTCCCAGTCAGTGCTTCCATGTTAGCTTTTCCGGCTTTGACTACCTTAGCTTGTGTTACAGCATTATTTAGAATCTGTGTAGTCGTGACTTGGTTAGCTCCGATCTTTGCTGTTGTTACACAGTTAGCAGCCAGTTCAGCCGATCCCACCGTGCCATTCTGGATCTTTGCTGCGTTAACAGCATTATCTGCAATCTTTGCGTTAGTTACAGCAAGGTTAATTATGCGGTCTTCTGAGATTGAGTTTGTTGCAATCTTAGGAGCGGTCACAGCACCGGCTGCAATAACACCTGATGTTACACTTTGAAGACCAGCGTTCGTGTCGGCTGCATCCTCGGTCATCTCCTGTGCGGCAAAGAGCCCTTGCTTATAGGCGGTATCGAGATCGCTTTCACTTAACACAGCGCCGGATGTAAAGTCAATCGAGGGTATCACTGATGTTGTCCGAAAGATTCTTATTTTTGTTCCCGAGTCACTGAGTTGGCTGATCTTTGTTAATCCTGACCAAGCGGAGCTAGTGCATGTAACAGTTTTTGTATCAAGGTTTAACGTGAAATCACTGTCCTTTACAAGGCTGACTCTTTGGTTGCTGGTGTTGATTCCGACCACCGATAGATCATCAACGCTTAACACTTCAAACCCATAGGTAAGACTCTGAGGTGCGGTTGATACGGCTTCGGATAGATAGAATGATAGTCCACTTGTGGCTGACATGGTATTTTATAAGGTTGGGATAGGGTTGTTAAGCATTCTGCGCTTTTGTGTTTTTAAATTGAATACTGTCTCTTGTAGTTCGGGAAACTCAGTGATAACTTCCCGTTTGGCAATTCTCCGGTAACGCGAGATAATACTTCTAGTCAGAGCCACGCGAGGGTCTTCAACTCCCGGTTCTCCGGTCTCTTGGGCTGCTAGATAATTCTGTTCCGCGCTTTTAAAGGCTCTGGACTTAAACAGACCTTTCAAAGCGGTTCTTAGATTCCGTCCTTGAATGGTCGTTGTTGATGTTAATTCAAGAAAACGGTCGTATGCTTGTCTCCCATCTTTGTTGTAGAACTCTCGCATGTCCGTGTCACCGTGGTTTAAGTAGTTTGCTGGAGGTAACGAAAATCTTGGAAGCATATCTTGTATCTTTTGGTCTACGATGTCGTTGCGTTGACTTGATATGTAGACCGGATTTGCGATCCCGAGTAAACCAAAAGGATTCTGTTTGTAGACCGGTTCCCCAAGAAAGGTTCTCTTTGGAGGAACGTTCTCTTCAGCGATGGGTAGCTTTCTGAGTATTGCGTCAACAATGGTGCGATTCTCCTTGATGAGAATTTCGCTGTCGTAGTTCTTTAGTTTATCCACGAACATTGGGACCACCATACCGGCTCCGATGTCCTTTAATGTCTTAGGAATGTAAGTCTCTGGATCACCAGTGATGTTCAAGACGTTATTCAAACCACGAAGGAAAGATTTATCGGTCAAGCTTTCGGCTATGGTAAAGGCCATGCCAGACACGGCGGAACTAAGCTCGTCATCGCTTCGTGGGTTCATTTCTCCAAACTCTGCAATATCAGCAATAATACCAATCATAGTGGCGAATGGGTCCATCCGTTGGTAGCTGTAGTAAGTTTTGTTACCCTCGTCATCTGTTATAGCAAACGAATAAGGTTGCCACCCTGTTGCTTCTAGGGCGCGTCGTTCATCTTTGTTACGTGGACCACCACCAGTAATCGACTCTCTATTGTTACTTGCAAAGTAAACCAAAGCTCCTGTTGAGGCCACCGCAGTTGTTAAGCGTCCGCGATAAGCTGCTTGTTCGATTGGTCCTAACTTCGCGAAATCTAGTCGTGCCTGTTTGGTTCCTTTAACAAGTCGTGGCGCTATGTCACTTAAGAACACCCCAGGAAGAGTGCGCTGCCACCCAAACTTCAAGATCTGCATCGGAGTATTAACAAACGGAATAAGGAACTTTGTTAAAGGAACGTGATCTCTTAGTTGGTTAAGGATGTTAGTTATAGCTCCCGGCTCACCCGTAAAGGTTGATTCCCGTGCAAAGTCTTCGGCTCGCCTTGCAAGTAGGTCCATCTCGCTGAGGTCTCCCCCATTTTTTTGGAGTTCTTTCATCTTTTCCGACATGAACTCAAGGTGTTTACGTCCGATTGCGTTCGGATCTGTTTCATCAAATCCTTCATCCAATGCTCGCTTTGCGTAAGCCTTCATCATGCGCTCTTCGGAATACAACGAACCGTCCTCATTATACATCTTGCGCACCTTGCCATCTACGTAGGCACCGAGTTCATCCGCATCAAGATCTCCTTTTCTAATCTTAGAAAGACCTTCCATCTTGTAGTGCGTTTTAAGGTAGTTGTCTACGGCAAAGGTTTTGTTAATAACATCAACTGCTCCGTTAATTCTAAAGGGTAAACGTGTTGCTACGTTGACGGTGTTCATTACAGCGACCATAGGGTCGGAAGACATAAACTTGCTGTTGAAGTTACTAGAGTGAAAAGCTCCTAACGACTCTCCAGACAGTTCTGGGTCCATCGACCTCGCTCCCCCCAACAGGGTTTCCGTGTCGCTTTTGAGGGCTTTTCCACCCATTTCCCAAGCTTGTCGGACGTTTCCAAACATGGAATCCATCGTCATGTGTGCTTTAAGAAGGTCGGTATTGCCTGTGAGTATTGCTCCGGTCGCTCTTTCAAGTTTGAGAAGACCACGTGTTAATACCGGCGCAATACCGTTCAAGACATACGAGGGAGGCCCACTCAAGATGTTACCCATGAACCACTGAAGACCCATGTTAAGCCCTTTTGTCCATCCTGACTTCTCGGACATCTTTGCGGCCATGTTTAACACCGCATCTTCTTTTCCGTCTTGGGCTGCAAAATACAAACGCTTTGCAAAGGTCCGTGCCTTTTGAGATCCTAGGTTCTGTTTAACAAACTTGTCATACAGCTTCTTGGTCTTAACGTCACTAACCTTTAAACGCTGGTTCAGCCGTTCGCTTTGTGATCTCAGTTTATCGAGTAACTGTTCTTTTTGAAAGTTAGTTATCTTTCCTTTCTTACGAAGACCTTTAATATCGTTTCTAAGCTGTCGTAATGTTTGTTGAATTTTTAGATCCGCTTTTAAGTCCTTTATCTGCTTATTTAATGCGTCTGTCCGTGGGTCTACTTCGGGTTTGGTCTCCAGTCCGGCAAGCTCTTTTGTGCGTGCGTTGAGGTCGTTTTGAAGTTCGTTAATCTTGTCCGTTTGATTCTTGATTGTCTCTTCGTCTTTCGCTATACGTGATTGTAAATCTTCATCCGAAAGGGCATCAATGTCGGTTTCAATGTCTTCTTTAACCTGATTGTTCTCCGCTTCTAGCTTTGTGCGTGCTTCGGAATTTAGCCTGTTTTCTTTAAGGAACGCTTCTCCATCCAAAGACGATTTGTATTTATCACCGAGTTTTGTTGTTAACAAATCAAAAGCCTTGCCGATGTTCTTTGACTTACGTTGCGATAACAACCTACTTGCGCCAGTTCCGAGGACTGAGTTATAGGTCATGTAGTTACGAAACTGAGCGTTAGCGTCGGTTAACTGCATCTCAAGATCCTTAATCTTCACCTCGTCAATTCCATTATCCACACCATCGCTAATTTGTTTAGCAAGTGACACCTGACGATTCTTAGCCGCAGACATGCCTTGGAAGGTCACCTGTTGCCTTAGCATGAGGTTACTGAAGGTTGCCATTACCTCGGGGTTATCAAGATCGGCGGTTCTTAGAATCTGTATGTAAACGTCTGGATCTCCTCCGTATATCTGCGCTCTTGCAATAGCTTCGCTTATTTGGTCTCCAATTTCCTTGGACTCCATAAATCTCGGCTGCTCGGACTGTAACTGGTCCGCAGTCTTTTTTACTAAGTCGTCAATTTCTGAAAACTCAGAGGCACTCCCGAGTTCTCGGAGAATACGTGAGCTACTGTAAAGAGCTTCTTTGCCGCCGATGGCGCAAGGGTTTGTATTAGGTTCTTTAGGCATATACGTGCGTTTAAAATATGTTAACAGTCTGGGTAATTGGGAAGGGCGCTGTCGGCATCAACCTCAGTGCGTCCTCCTCCTTGTTGGTCAAGGCGTGTGTTGTTAATTTGGTCTTGTACGCGGCGCAGTGCATTAGGAAATGTTTTCTTGAGGTTCATTTCAATCTCTATTCCTTTTCTTGTTGCTATGCCGCTTTCTATTAAAGTATCTTTAAGTTCGTTGGCTGATTGGGTGAATTCGTTAAGAGCGTCCTCACTCCCATCGAGTTTTCTTCCCTTCTTTAAAGTTTTAACACCTTTGATAAGGGTGCCAGCTACACCGGCTAAAGCTCCTCCCTCAAGCACATTTTTCATGCGACCTTCAAACTCACCGTCGGTTTCGTCGGACGCTAGGTATTGTGTGACAGCGTTACGGGTAACATCATGGGAGGCAAGGAAGTCACTCAAGCGTGCTTCGTGTGCGTCAAAGGCCACAAAGTCAGCGGTAACACCTGTTGTCAGTGTCTTGGAAGTCTTGAGAAGTTTGTCGCTTACATTCAAGAGTTTTCCTCCCTTTCCAAGAAGACCGGCTACGCCAAGACCAGGAATTAAACCTAAACTAAACTGAGTGATTCCCTCAACCAATCCTCCGACTAAACTGTCCGGACGTTCTAGGGTTCTTTCAGACCAGCTATCAGGTAGTGCATCCCCAAGTGCGAAATCAGCCAAGCCTACGACTGACCGTCCGAAGCCTTCAGCACCAGAGGCAAAGCCCATGAATAGGTCTTCAAAGAAGCCAGAGTCGTCTTGGTTCTCCAACTGAGCACTTCGGTCTAGGTGTCCGTAGTCAGGGTCAACATCTGAATAGGTTATAGGGCGTTGCATTGACGGGGCAAGAAACCTCGACTGTGCTATCAGCGATTGTGCAGGAAAAAGACTCATGTGTATTATTCTTCGTTCTCTTGTTTAGGAGGATCGGTAATTGCGGAGTTTTCATACAACTCTCGGTAATCCTCTAAGGTTTTCTCTTTAGGTGGTTCGAAAGGTTTTCTTGTTTCTCGTCGCTGGAAATCCATAAACCCATATTTGTCAATCAAAACTTTCTGGTTATTTAGAAATGATTGAATCTCTGGTGATTGCACATTGGCCCCTTCTGGAGCGTGTCCGTATTCGGTTGCAATAAAGATCAAATCTTCGAAGTCGTTTTTGCGGACAGCTTTGTAGACGGCGTTAACATTAAAGATTCGTTTCTTAGGTGCGTCCTTGTTTGTTAAGGAACCGTCTTGGTCGTAATCAATCTCAAACGGCTCCTCTGTGTCAAAGGCTAAAAACCCGTTGTCCTTCATGTAGGTCGTCTTACTGAAGCCTTTATCCGTTTTAAGAATTTCCATAGGAAGTCCGGTGACCTCGCTCTGCTGAACTTCCCACGAAAGTGAGCCTAGGCGTAATGATTCGGGTTTTTGCATAATTGCCTTTGCGCGAGCTTTTTTTGCTATTTTACGAAATTTCGTATTTAACCACTTTTTATTAAACTCAAGACGCTCCGCTTCCGTATTACTTGCTCGCATCACGTCTACGGCTTTGGGATCAACAAGCATTTTATAAGCGTTATCAGTATCTACGAGTCCAGCCGGGGAAATTGCATTACGTTCTACAGTCTTCAAAAATGAAGATGGAAAAGCGCCATCGCCCTCCGCAAAAGATGCCGGTTCGTATTGCAAACGTCCGTTTTCCAAAGGATAACCTTGTTGTTCTATTTTTCGACGTTTAAGAGCATCTTCAAACTCAGGTGAAACTTTAGTTTTTGTTTTAGTTTCTGTCGGTGTTACGGGTTTAGTATATCCCTTCTCTCTTGCCAACTCACGAACCAAATTGTTAAACTCAGAGGCGTAAGCTTCTTTATATCTCGTTTGTAGATCTTCTTTCTTTGCGTCATCCAATGAAAGTGTCCCTTTCCGGTAAGCTCGAAACTCAGGACCGATTACCTTTTCAAGTGCATTTTTACGCGCTTTAGCTGGTATATCAAATACATCCATGTCGTATGTTTTTTCATCGTCGCCTCTAAAGTTTTGTCTTGTGATAGATAAAGACTCCAACTCAGCTTCTACGTCAAATTCTCTGGCTCGTTGTTGTAACTCCAACTGACCCGCAGTTGTATCTTTTTGAATGGTAGCTTGTTCCCCTATTCCTACTTCTCGTGTCAAGGCGTCAAACTTCGGGGAGTCTAAGACAAACGTAATATCATCAACCCTATTCTCCTTGGCGGCTTCAAGTTCGGCAATCTCTTCTTCAACTCTCTCAAGATAAAAGAGTTTCTCTCGTTTAGTGGCAATGTCTTCCCCATAGTCCCTAACACTGCTCCTAAGTGTGTTTAATTTTTGAATGACTTCTTCATAATCTTCTGGAGCGGAATACCTATCATCTTGAACAGGACCAGCTATGCTTTCAACATTATCTAAAAGCCACCCGGACGTTTTATCTTTATTGAAGTCATCGCGTTCGTTGTCTGCCTCAAGCTTGTCCTCATATCGCTCTAGCATGAATTCGGACTTAGTCATAAGATCCAATCCGTCTTTAGATGACCCAAAGGTTTTCCCATCAATTTTCAGAACCCCTTCGCGCATTGCGGTAAGAATCGCACCAAATTCTTGAGTCTCCTCTCGTTCCAATAAAAACCCCATCCGTGACTCCAGACCGGCCAGAGCATTTTTACGTGCTTGGATTAGGTCTGAGCCTTCTAGCCCGCTTGCTCTTGCCGCATCCATAGCAAATTCAAGAGTCGATTGGTGGTGGTTAACCAGTTTTTTGCGTTGTTTGGTGTAATACTTTTGAGATTTGTTTTTGTTTTCAATGTCACTTAGCGTTTCATTTACTTTATAATCAGGTATCGGGGACTGGTCGAGAAGACTCACCACGTCATCAGTAACACTCTGTAAAGCTGAGTCTTTGGTGAACTTAAGTTTACGAGCGGTCGCCGTCGCTTCAGCCTTTGCTATGAACTCTGGGATGTATGCTTCCATCGCTTTGTTGTGTAGGTTGGCGGTGTGCGGGTTAGCAGCAATCTTCTCTAGGATAGACGGATCGTTGTTTGTTAATGAGTTAACCAGTATAGCTTGTGCCTGTGCTTGGAACGCTTCGCCCTCACCCATCTGAAGAAGATCATCGTGACTTTTGTTATCCAACTCACTGGACGCTTCGATCAACGCGGGTCGAATCTGGGACTTAAACCACCGGTTGTAAATCTGCTCTGCAAATGCTTTATCCTTACCAAACTGCGTAAGAAATCCTTGAGCTTCAAAGTCGCCTTTGTTGATTCGGTCAATTACTTGCTCTGTTGTTAGCTCGTCGGCTGCTTGTTTCCCGGCGGTCTCTTGGATGTTACGGGCTTGGCCTAAAAACTGAGGCATCTGTGCAAGCGCCGCTGAAAGCTCGGTTGCTGCGTTCCGCGTTGAGAACCCTTTTACGACGACATTGTAGTTACCCATACGTCCGATAGTAGGTGATACGGGAACCTGTCCTAAGTTAAGGTCTACAGGTTGTCTGCCCTCGTTACGGAGAGCGTTGATAAGGTCTTGATTCTTCATGTGTGATTAGGTAGGAAGCGTGTCAAGCTCGGGAAGTGGGATTGGGTTTCCTTGAAACGAAGCTTGTTTAAGGGGAGAAGTAGACGCTGTGGTATTTTTAACAGCCGCCGATGAAAATCCGGGTAGCTTAAAATCCACCCCTTGCATCACCTGTGCGGTTCCTAAAGCTGTTTGCACTCCTGTAAGTCCGGCACTGAGTAGGCTTGCTTGTTGTATCGGCTGGTTAATTCTAAGCTGGTTCATTCGTGATCTAAACGCTTCCTCTTGCATACCGAAGGTGGCTTGTTGTTGTAACAACTCCTTCTGGCGTTCCTCTGAGAACTGGTAGCGTGCTTCTTCAGCCTTGAGCTTACCAAGAGCTACGTTAAGAGTTCTACCAGCTACGCCTGACTCTGTAAGTGCTACTAGCTTGGCTTTGGACTTAGCCTCCATACCTTTGATCTGTGCGACCTCCTTACGTTGTGACCGTGCAATTCCCTCTTGAGCTTCTCTAAGTCGCAAAGACGTATTAGCACGTAGCGCTCTAACTTGTTCAGCAGCAGAGGCTTGCGCTTGAGCTTGTTCTTGGGCGCTTGCCGCAGCTTGTTGCCCAGCAAAGGATGATACAGCACTTGCAATGCCCATCGAGATAGGTTCACACATAATTGTTATTTAGATAAAGAGGGATTGATTTGGAATGAAAGGAAGTCGGAGGTGGAGTCCTCGGAGAACTCAGCACCACACCACTTAAGCCATCGAATAGCTGTGGTGTTTTGGACGTGGACGTGGTTGACACATGGTAGTTTGTAGTGGTTAACAATAAAGGAAAGCCAAGCTTTACTAGCTTTAGCAAACTCAAATCCCGCAACTTGAAGCAGCCTATCGGTCGATAACAACCAGATGTAGTTAGTGGTATCCTTGACACACTCGCCGATCCCAAAGCAAGCTAAGGGAGCGTGGTCATCTTTGGCGCATATGGTCCACGTATGGTAGTCTTGCTTTAACCCTAAGGTTAGGGCTTGTGTTGGGGTGGACCCACTGGTTAACAAACATTCAAGCTTGTCGATGTGGCGCATGTTGATGCCTACCTCTTCACAGTCAGAGTTACGGGCTGACCTAAGGTAGACGTTATTATATTCTAGTTGAACGGGTATGGACGTTGGCTTCGAATTCACAGGCTTGGAAGTTAGATGCAAATGCACTTGAGTTAACAATCTTAATAAGCGAATCCTTTGCTTGTGTAAAGATCGAGAATCGCAACTTACCGTCTTGTGAAAGCAAAGTGTCCGTCGAGGTGATGTTAATGACGTTAGGACTGTAGGTAAAGATACGCTTGTCCCTAGCAATAGGTGTTACCTCAACTTGGAAGTCCACCGCGTCCGTAAAGAACAAGGTGCCGTTCCTAAGTATCATACGGGCAAGACCCGAGGACACTGGTGGGTTACCTTGCTTAAACACTGGTTCACTGAAGGTGTATTCTAGGTTGTATCGAAGACCGCTGAAGCACGTCCGGTTGTAGGACTGGATGCTTGCTTGGTTGACGTTGACAAAGTTAACAACAACTCGGTTGCCGTGGCTGTCATACACCTCAACAACATCATCAGGACCGGGAGTGAACCCGAGGTCGATCAAGGTGTCGGTGGGTGTGGTTGTTGGGCTTCCACTGAACGTCTTCTTCTTGAGCATGTCGAGGTGGATCGTAAAGCCGTCAAGGGTGTCATCCTCAAGACGTAGCTCTTCACACTTCATCTCAGTCAACAGGGTGTCCCCATCTTTGTCACCAACAACAAACAGGGAGCTATTGATGAACTCTAGGCTGAGAACATTGAAGGGCATCTTGAACTTGCTCCATGAGCTAACAACCTTCTCTCGTCCGTTAAAGAAATACTTGTAGACGTAGATGGTGTCGCCTCCTGAGCTAAGAGCAATGAGGTCGGTAGCGGATGACCCTGATGTTACAAGGATGTTACCGTCGGTGATGTATCCTGGAACTTGTGTGGTAATGTCATCCGAGTCGTAAACGTCCGTGGTGGCATTGAGAGAATACTCTTGCATACCAAGGAAGTTACCGCGCTTAAATGGGAAGTAGACATAAGAGCCAACAGCAAGGGGATCTTCGGATGTGTTAACATCATAGTTGGTGACAGCTTCAAGAGTGATTGTTTCGTTGGTCAAGGGATCACCCTTAAGAACAAACTGTCCCCGGTCGGCAAATAACAACAGGTTCTCTTGGAAGGCTACGCTGCTTCGAAGGTTTGTTACGTTAGCAGTGGCAGATGTAACATCAATCGGAGCGGTATCCAACAGAGTCCTTACGGTGGTCCTAAAGAAGTTAAAGAGTTCTCCGGCTTCTGAAAGCACCACAGAGTCCTCATAGATGAATCCTAGGCGGTTCTTAAAGAAGACAAAGTTGTTAAGCTTCTTACCGACAAAGGATGGAAATGGGTTGGTATCATCGTCACCAGCCTTACGCTTGGCCCACCCGGTAGTGTTAATTGTAAAGGTGTTTACCCCGGTGTTAACAAGCTGGAGCGGAAGGGTGCTAGGGTCGAGAGCGATGTCGATGTCTGGTCCTACGTCTTCTACCCAGCCTCCTTCACCAAAGGATTGACCGTCGTTAGTCTCAAAGCGGAGATAGTAGTCGTCCTCGTTAGCGTCAGCAGAGCCACGCACGGCTACACGAAAACCATCAGGTCCACGCACAGGGAGATCCGAAAGGGCATCGACTTCCTTGTGAACGAGTCCTAGGCCGGAACCAGCAAGACCATCGAATGCTTCAAGGAAGAAGTCTTGGCCGTCATTGCGGTTGATAAGGATAGAGCCGTCTTTGTCCTTTGAGGTGTAAGCGGTGGCTACTGGGAAAGGTCCAGCAGGATGTTCCGGTTGTTGTTCATCAATAACAGTATTATCATCGGCTTCGCCTCCATTTAGGACGGTAGTAAGTCTTTGGGCAATGTTAACTGTATCGGCTGCTTGGTCGTTGTGTGATGCCTTATGAGTGACAACATGAACTTCATCATAAGCAGGGGACGCGGGGATTGATGAGGCAAAGCTTTGTTGCGAGTCATATACTGTTGTTAATCCTTTATGAAGAAGTGTTACTCCTGTTACAGCCTGTGTCGTTGGATCTACAGTAATATCGAACTCAGGACGCGTCTGCCATTCTACTCCTGTCGAAAACTCAATCGTTGGCTCATCGTCGACTGTGTAGCCTGATCCACCGCTAATGACACTGATACTGCTGATTTGATAAATGTATTTATTATCGAAGAACCCAGTCCTTTCCTCTGCCCAAGTAACATTAAAAGTTGCACCACCGCCATTAAAGGTTCCTTTGTCTCTGAACTTAAGACCATACTTCTTAGCATAGTCTCCTTGTTTAACAAACACTAAGGCACGGGACGAATCAAGAGCCTCGGACTTCTCGGTTGTCTTAGCGACAGTAACATCAGTGTTAAGGAGAAACGTGCTGTCCCCTATGGTAAGAGCTTTGAGTTGTTCGTGGGATTTGTTAGCTGTTGCTAGTTTAAGATAATCACCACTGACCGTGTAGCCACCAGTGGCTCCTTCAACAGATGCTTCGGCTCCTGTCTCTAGGTTAAACACCCTGATAACACCTGTGCCGTCACCTGTGGTCCGATGCTCAACTGTAACAACATACCTTTCAGTCTCACTTCGGTTGATGAAGTGCAGGAAGTCACCCTCAAGAGCTACAGCCCCTAGGTTGTCTATGAGCCGTGCCGGGGGACGCTTAGTGAGTCCTTTGGTGACAGTGGAAAGACCGTTGATCTGCTCCTCACATTGACCAGCTAGGCGCACCTGAGGTGACTGTTGGCTGACCCCTTGGATGAGGTTAGGAACGGTAGTTGTTATGTTAGCCATCGTTTAAGCAAGGTCAGTGCGGCGATTGATGCCGATACGTGTAGCAGTGTCGTAGTTGTCAAAGATTGTTCGATCAGAGTTGTTACCTTCAGCTTCTTCCATAGCTGCTTTGGCGCGAATCTCATCACGGTAAATAAGTGCCTCAATCTCACGGGAGCCAACAAGTCTGTTAGCAAACATCCGGGATGCCTTGAGGGCAATGTAACGTCGAGCCTGTTCTGGTAGCTCTTCGTATTCAAGTAAAAATGTTATGTTAACCTTAAGCTCGTCTTCAGTGAATACATCAGTGTAGTTCTTACGGTCGAACAATGTGGTGCCTCGTTGGACTACATCATAGGTGGTGTCAACTGTGTCCACTTGAAGGACGTTGTCAGGTAACACAAACTTATTGGAGGCGTTGGCTTCCAACTTGTAGTCTTGGGCTGTGTTAAAATGCCACCCATCTTGTTGAACCTCACGTGACACTTCGTCAATAACACCTTTAGCAAGTGCAGCAGATGGCGGCAAAGAAGTAGTGTTAGCGATAGAGTTTACAGGTGCTTCGGTAACGTAACCGAGCATGGTGTTAACAGCGTCAAGTTTGGTGGTAAGGGTAGCCATAGTAAGTGGGAAAAAGGAAAAGGCCGCACCCCCATCAATAAAGAAAGGAGTGCGACCGTTGGGGTTATTGGGTGTTGTTAAGGCTTAGACTTTGATTTCAAAGGCTGCCTCGGGGCGAAGGACGCCGTGGCCCATAGCATATTTCGCTACGAACAGGCTTCCTTGTAGTTCGACCTTGTATTCACTTTCGGTAGCAAGGTCAAGGAGTTTGACAGTTCCGATAGCCGATGGGTGTCCACCGATGATGTCCAGATCACTCAGGTTTCCGTTGTAACCGGTTCCGGCAGTGCCGAAGACATCGTTGTTGGATTTATCGTCATCTTGGTCCTGAGCAGCTTCTGCATTATCAATATCAGCAAGGTGATTCGACTTGTAGATGTTAATACCAGCAACCATTGGGAGGCCACCAGTAGCAACATCACCACGACCACCGAAGTCACGGTTGATAACTTTTTCACCAGAGGAAAGCAATGTGTAGTAATCGGCTGGTTTAAGGATAGCGAAACGCTTTCCGTCGTTAGGAACATCGTTCTCGTCAAGCCTTTGAGCAGCAGTGAACAAGGATGATTGAATAGTTGCGCCAGTCAAAGTTCCGCTCCCACGGCTGATGCTAATTCCGTCTTTCCCATCAAAACCATCCGTTGCAGAGGTCTTAAGTGCAGAGTCAGCACGGGCAGCAGCAGCAAGGGTCTTCATGGTTGCAAGATCGAAACGCTTGGCAAGAGCCTTACCGAGTTCCTGAGCATAAATGCTGCGTACATCGTAATGGTTCTTAAGCTCATCAATGTTTGCGATGAAGGTTGAAGCAAGCAGGACATCGTCAATGCTGATAACTTGCTCCGCGTGCTTAATAGCACTGAGGTAGCTGTTAGTGGCGTCAGCAATGTTCTGACCTGGGGTGTGGTATTTAGCGGTAGCAATGCCAGTTACAGGGAACTGAGCAGACTTACCGTTAGCAATAGTCCGAATCGTGTGAAGTCCTTTCATCACGTTGAACTCTTCGAATGTGGTCAGGATTTCTCCTGAGAACACCTTGAGGAACAAAGCGTCGACATCACCTGCCACGTTAACTTGTCCCAATCGGGACGCGGATGTATCTCCGTTAGCCATAATATTTGGTTTTTCTAATTGTTGTTGTTAAGGTTGTCCTCATTCTGATGTGTCCATAACCGGGTTCGGAGTTATTGATTGTCCACCGCAGTGGGTCTCATCGTCGGCCTCGGGGGAGTCTATCTTTATGATGACGTTTGGTTTAAACACCACCAAGCTACTTATGCAGCTTGTAATAATGGTGAAAGTTGTTGTGTTATCCTCACAGCCGTGCCATGAGGTAACAGTAAGGTATTTATCGCCTATGTCCGTAAGTGAACCATAGACTGAGCATTCAAGGGGACCATCGGTGCCGTCTTGCACGTGGTCTAGGAAATCTATTTGAATAACATCTCCTAACAGGAGGTTTTCATTTACTTTCCTCAAGATCCGTTGCCTTTCTTCTTCTTTGACATGATCTTCAACCCCTTCCGCTTGGCGGCTTTCTTAGCTGCTTTCTTACCTTTGGGGGTATACGGATACGACTTATTTCCTACGTTTGGCATAATAGTGTTATTGTTAGTGTTGGGGTTTAGCATTTCCACCTTCTACGGGCTTTACATGCTCTCTTGTCGGGAGTCTTTGAACAGCTTATGTTGTGTTTTTTTAAAATACCTAGACTACGCGCACAAAAAGACCGCTTCCTCGGGCCTCCCTCTGGTTGCGGTTTCTTTAAGTTACTACCTGTCTTTCGGTTGTAATACTTGCGTCCCTTTTCTGTTAAGCCTCCTTTGTCTGACTTGTGCTCTTTGCGAAGGGACAATCCTTTTCGTTTAGCGGACATTGTTCTCTAAGTCGTTTATGTAATGTAACATCTCCCCCACCGTCTGCTTCTGGTCCGCTGTCCACGTCTGCTCTTTGGCCTTCTCTAAAAAGTAAGGGAGCTTTGTCGGACGAAGAGTCGGAGTGCATCCACTCATCAATAACATCACGCATATTGCTGTGACGCTCAACATATAGTTTCTCTTCATAGGCTTCCATAAGACCACGAAATGCCTCCGCTAGTCGGGGAAACGATATAAGTAACTTGACTAGCAGAGACACAGACATGTGGCGCGTGTGTGGTAAGGGTTGTTATTTTTGCTTGGCGCGGCCAATGTTAAGTGCAAGGAAATCGACAACCTTGTAAAGCTTCTTGACCAACCCGTCGTCCGTAGGAGTAGGGGTAAGAGCAGCGATAGCGGAACAAGCAGCGACCACCATTGAAAGGGCGGCTAAGAGTTCCTGAGTGTTGTCGATGATGTAAGTAATAATAGATGACATAATTAGAATGCGGTTGTGACAGAAAGCCTCTGTGAGACTTGCTCCCGGTATTTGTTATCGTAACTATAGCGTGGGTCTTGCATAGCAATCGTCATCTCCTTAGAGGAGCTAAAAGGCAAAGCCCCGGCTGTTCCCGAGGTGTCCCCTTGGACAAGAGAAACAGGTGTTCCACCGTCCGACTGAAAGCGAGCATAGAGACCACGGATCGCCATAGTTGCTGCATTAACATCCCCTGACTCGACAGTGTTGTTATACACCTCTTGTTCTTGGTCTGTTAAAGCTGTTGCTGCCCACTCGGACATAGCGTCGTAGTTCTCCTTACCTCCTGCCTCTTGCATCAAGGTTTGTTGTTGTTGATTAGCCACGGCTTCGTAGCCATTAACATACATATCAACCATCTCCTTAGGAATGCCGTTAGCCTCAAGACTCTTATAGGTCTCTTCGGATAGCTCACCGGTCTCGAAGTATTCTTCGGATGCGCTGGTGACAGCACTGTTGGTTACCTCTGGTTCGCTGGTGGCGTTGTCTTCGGTCTCGGATGGCTCGGCTTTGTTCTCGTGGAACTGCTTTTCGAGGTTGCTGTAAGCGTCTGCTAAAGCCTCCGGGTTATCAAACTTCTCCGGTAACCACTCAGGGCGTTCCGGGGATGCTTCAGCCGTTTCGGGCTGTTGTTCTGTGGCCTGTTGTGCATCTTGCATCTCAGCCTGTTCTTCAAGAGACATATTCTCTTGTTCTGTGGGTTCGCTAAATGTAACGCTTTCCATATTTATTCTTGTGGTTCGACTGATGGCATATTACCGGCCATAGCTTGATCATTCAAGGCTTTAATACCGGCTGGTCCTAGCTTCTCAGTCATAGCTTGCATCTGTTGCATCTGTGCTTCTTGCTGCATCTGCTCGGCGCTCTTGATGAGTCCTTCGGTCTTGATACCGAGTGCAGTCGCACGACGCTTAAAGTAGTCTTCAACATTAACAAACTGGCCGATAGCTTCTGGTCCTACGACCTGAGCAGCACCGGCAAGGAATAAATCTAATTTAGAAAGATCGTTACCTCTACCAAGGGCTTCTACCCCGGTAACAATAACTGGCTTCACCAAGTCCTTAGGAAGCTTAGGTAACATCTTCTTCTTTTGCATGACTGACATGATGCGCTTCACCAATGGCAATTGCATCTCAGCAGCAAGGAGCGAGTAAAGACCACCTAGGGAAGCCTCAAGCTCTTGGGATAACATACGGATCTCCTCGGCTGTCACACGCTCGGCCTGTCGGACTACACCTGAGGTGAGAAGGAAGGCAGCACCAAGGCGGTCCTTGATTGCTTCCATAGTAACCTGGGCTGTCCTAAAGTCGTTGAACTTATCTAGCTGGAGAGTGTTAACATCAGCGGCGTTGCCTTGGACAATCGCACCGTTGGGGCTTTCAGCTAACGTCCGGGCGCGTGTGGTGCCATTAGGGTTAACAAGAAAGAGAACCTTAGCAGCAGCAGCCGATCCCTCGACAATCGCACGGGTCAACGCTTCGAGACTCTGGATGTCACCGAGGTATTCCTCAACGAACCCACGCCCATAAGCTTCCCCATCAATCCTAGAAAGTCTTAAAGGGATGAAGGGGTTGCGGTCCATTGTTACCTTACCACCAGCATACGGAATATCTACACCATTAACATCCTGAGTGATCACCCAGTGTTTGGCCTTCCGTTTACATGAGGTAAACAAGTCCACCTTAGCGTCACTTTCGGCAAGGTTCGGATCTTGTTGTTGAAGTCGTTGGCGTATCTCCTCCGAAAGAGTGCTGAATGCAACAGACTCCTTGGTGGCCACAGATAACAAATTACCCATAGGGTCACGCTGAACAACAAAGCGGTCAAGGTGAAAGACTCGTAGTCCTCCTTCATCCGGTAGATATAACAATGCATTACCGGTGATGATGAGATGCTTAAGGGCCTCGTGAAGAGCAACCCGGTATGCACCTCGGGTCACCTCATCCATCACTAGCTCCTCAAGGGCTTGGAGAGACGCTTCGATCTCACTCATTAACTCAGGTGGAGTCTCGTCCTCGGCAAGCTTCTTTTCGTTGGCTTGGAATCTAAAGAAAGGTGAGTTAGGAGGCAGCAAGGCAAGGAGCAGCTTAGAGGCAAGATTGTTAACACCACGGGAACCGACGCCACTGAAGGGTGTCTCTAGGCGACTGTGGGGACCGAAGCCCTCGTCAGGCATAACATAAGGAAGCGTCAGCTTTGAACAGGCCCGTCCTCGGTCAAGGTAGGAATACCGTGCGCCTTCTAGGGTGGTATAGAGTTGCTGTGCTGTCTCGGCTTGCATGTGTTATTGTTGTTAAAGTAGTTCCTCGGGTTGAGGTTTGATTGATAAAAATTCTAGTTGGGTAAGCTCTTGGACTCCATCAGTCCCCTCAAGCATCGCGTCATCGTTGGCAGTAAAGCGCCAGCAGTCGATGGCAATAAGTTTACCACTAGCATCAGTGGCTTCAGCCAGGTTAGCAACAGGTGGTAACCCAGTAAGCGTTGTGCCTTGCTTGTTAGGATAGCCACGGTCAGCATCAACAGCAGCCACAAGTCCTGTGTAGACATCGGGTTGAACAACATAGTATCGAAACCCTGTGTCAGCTCGTGACTGCTCAATGTCTGTAAGTGGTTCTTGGTCTTCCATTAGTCTATCGGTTCAATTTCAGCAGGAAGTTCAAGTTCATCCAGTGCCTCAAGGTCTTCCTCAATAGGCGGCTCCCACTGTAGTCGTTGTAGGTAGGCCTCAAGGTCGATTTCCTCAATGCCCTCTAGGTCAAAGTTGTCACTAGGTAACACCCCTGACTTCTTCACACAATAGAGTCGGTCGCTGTTGGTCTCTGGGTCTAAGAAAGTCTTATCCCACAGTGCCAACCACCGTTCAGTGCCGTCACCGTCAGGTAGACCTCGGGCTGTGTTACCGGATGCTGTGAGTTGCTCGTAGGATTGCTCGTTGGAGAACCGGAAGAATCTATGGGTTTCGTCTGTCATTACTTAAAGTGTTACGCCGTTAACAATTACTACCCAGCCTTTGCCCTTAAGTGAGGCGAGTGTAGAGTATGCTGGTGTTCCAGTGGCTGTGTTATATTTGATGGTTATCTCTGGTCCGGTTGAAGGAGCTGATTGCCCACTGGTATTAATTGAAACCAGAATGTTCTCCACGCTTGCTGCACTAAGTGCGTTGTTGTCCAGCCATGTGTTGAGGAAACAATACGATTGAGGAGTCCCCATAGTGTCGAATGCGTTGGCGGGAAAATTTACGAGAGACTGACAGTTTTGGAATGCTGTCTGGAAATCATCGCCCTTACTCAAATCTAAGTTTGAAGGCAGTGTGGTAAGAGCCGTGCAAGCTTTAAACGCGCTCGTGAAATCGACAGAGCTTGATGAGGTTCCTAGTAAAATACCATCTTCAATAGTTGTTAGTGCCGTGCAAGATTGGAATGACTCGCGGAAATTATTGCCAGTGCTTAAATCCAAAGCAGGAAAACTCGTAAGACCACTAGACTTCCATGCGCTCGTAAAGTTCACATTGCTCGCCGCCGTGCCTAGCTTTGCGCCCGCCGGAAATGACGTTAGGGACGAGCAGCCGTTCCATGCATTGAAGAAGTTAGTGCAGCCTCTCGCATCAATGGCTCCAAATGAACTTAGTGATGTCGCGTTATACCATGCATAAGACATATTTATCCCTTTGCTTAAATCCAACGCAGGAAAACTTGTGAGACCATTTTCTTGCCATGTGCTCGTAAAATTCACATTGTTAGCACTTGTGCCGAGCTTTGCGCCAGCCGGAAATGACAATAGAGAATCGCAGCCTTCCCATGCTCCTGAGAAATTGTTTCCGTTAGGGGCATTAATAGCACCAAAATTATTTATTGAATTAGCGTCTCTCCAAGCCCTTAAAAAATTCGTTACATTGGTGAAATTTACATGGTTAAACTCAACAATGTCGGAACGGTTTCGCCAAAATTCCTCCACAGAAGTTACTGATGCTGCGTCAGCCGCACCTCGGTCGATAAGCAACTTGCGAGCGTCTTCGATGTCTTTGCCTGTTGCTGATGCTGGTAACAAGATGATTCCGTAAAGGTCTCCGATTGACCGCACAGTTCCGGCGTTACCCAAAAGATTCAGCTCAGTGACCGCATCGGAATCCACGCGATACGCAAAGGTTCCCAGTGATGTTCCTACGATTTGATAGCCAGCTTGGCCTCCTGACAGTGGACTTGCAACCACAAGGTGGTCAGCGTTGTCGTTAAATGTAACCGTGTAGCCATCCCGTGTCGGCTGGTCGTTGACTGTAGATTGGCTAACAGAAGCGTTAAGTGTGTTATCTGAACCAACAATATTACCACCCCAAAAGCTCACAAAGGCAGCAGGAGAAACAATAGGGAAAATCTGCGGGTCAAAGAAGTAATACCCAAAGCCGTCCACTAAGCTAAACACGTTGTTCCGGTTATTAATATAATTACGAACAGAGTCCGCTTGGTCGTCGGTGATGGTCGCATCGAACAGTGCTAGGTATTCTAGGTCGACGGCGGCAGCGTCTGCTCCAGTCATATTAAGACTGCCAATTTTAAATTCTTCAGCACTTATAGTGTTAAGCGGGTCAGTCCTATTTCTTTCGTCAGCGTTATTAACCCGACTCCTTTGCGCTCCTGCTTGAAATTTAATTTCATGGAGGACATCGCCAACTGCATCATCAAACATGCCATTGTGTTGTGGTCTCCAGCCTACACTTCCATGGTATGAGTTAATCTGGTTAGTGTTATTTTTTGCGCTTACAACAAACCCGCTGATTGAGTAATCGAACTCTCCCGTTGAATTAATACCAAACAATCTTGCAGTAGTAGAGCCGCCATTGCCCAAAACGCTGAAAGCTGCAAACATATAGCCGCTATCAATCGTCTGGTTAAGCAAGCCACCCAGAACATCATTTACACCATCGAACCGCAACACCGGCTTCTTGATAATCGTCGCTGGGTCGTTGCCGGATTGATTGATTGTTACCACTTGACCAGTCGCGCATTTGAACTTGGTGTCACCGTGGCGCACGTTGGTGGCCGTGAAGTCTACGTCGAGGACTGGTGTGCCTGATGATGTGGCGTTTTTCCACAATCGAATTTGACCAATCTTTCCGGTGAGAAGTTGGTTAGTCCCCTCTTGACGCGCCCCGATTTCTACAGGGTCGGTTACATCTAACAGTTGGGCGGTGTTAATAGTCAACGCAGAGCCTATCGCGGCGTAGCCTGAGCCGGTATCCAGCTCTGCTGTCACGCTGGTTCCTGCGCGAGTCAATCGAATGCTCGCAGTGGCTGCACCAGTCAACCCGTGCGTAAAGTTGAAGTGATTGTGGCCCTCGGAGTAGAAATTAATGTTTGCTCCGCTCCTTCGGAAAGTAAATGTTTTAGTGGTATTTCCATACTTAGCGAAGAAAGTCTCAGACCCAGTAGCCCAGTCGGACATATAAACATCCCTTGCTTCCATGACAAAATCAGTAATTCCGTTAAGGTTGGCGGCATGAGGAACGCTCGCATAGTTTCCACTAACACCAGAGAGATACAGATAGCCTTTCCCATTGGCGTCCAAGGGCAACGCTTTAGGCTGGTTTAGGGCTGTCCCTTGTTTCGCATCGCCGCCCTTTTGTGAACCGCGAGCCAAGTTGCGAAGAACCGGAACGCCTTCAAGGAAGTCAGCGGTGGTCAGGGCTTCTGCTAGAACATCACCAGATGTCGCTGGGTTTGTCAGTGTTGAAAGATTGAGTGCCATTTGTTATAGAGAGTCTGAGTGATAAGGCCAGTAGATGAGACGCTTGATGTGGCCGTTGAGTAACCTAGTATTATCATCCACCTGATTTCCAATTATTAACCGGTCTACTGTCGGTATGGATGCAGACGTATCGCTTACTACCGCCCCACCGCTGACTGAGACTTGGATATTGTTAGCCTTATACGATATCGCTAGGCGGTTTATTACCCCCACCGTGTTAGTTCCACCATCGATATTGGCCTGTACATTCCCGCCATCTACGAAGTAAGCGTGGATTTGAGAATCTACATGCGAAAGAATCCGTTCAGCACCCGTCCCATTTGAAAGTTCTAGCGCAGTATTGGTGATACTTGTCGAAAGTTCTCTGGGTTCAAACTCAAGATAAAAAGT